GTTTTGTTTAAGATCATAAAGATATTCCTTTCGTATGTTACAATAAATTGGTGGTATGTTTACATTTAAATAAGCCATTTAACATTTCCATCTTCTCCTTGCGGCACAAATTCTTTTTTTTGGTGTTCTTGAACAGTCTATATTATGCATTTTCATTTGTCCAGCAGATCGACTACAATAAGATTTACGCCTAGCGGCTCTTTTTGGACCTGGTTTATCTTCTGTAACTGCGGTTGACAATTTTGATCCTGGATTCATTCTCCTGTATGCTGCAACTCCTGCTTGTGTCATTCCAGCACCAGCTTCTGTTGATCTAAAATTTTTTTTATTTCTTGGTGGCATTCCTCCTTTTGCATAAGGAGTTACATTTTTTCTTTCTAGTCCTGTATGTTCCTCTAAATATTCTCCATAATAATCATATGGATCTAATTTATCAAACATAAAACTATTTATCTATAAATAGTGTAATATTTAATGCGCTTGTGTTTGCGGTTACGCCAATACCGTCCACAATTCCTGTTCCCCCTCTTTCAGCATATAACACACCATCTTCAGGAAGATTTAATGTTTCTGTAGCTCCGTTTGCTACAAACACTTGGATAAAAACTTGAGAGGCAATAGATGAACTAACTGTTGTTGCGTTTGCTAAACCATTTATTACGGCAACACCAGATGAATTGGTTGATTGAATCATAAACCCTCTTAAACGTGTAGGGCCTGTAAAAAGAACAGCGTTTGATGAACTAGTGTTAACTGGTTTTACATCTGACTTCATAAAATAATTCTACCTTAAATTACTAGGGGCGTAAATACGCCCCTAGTTTAATATTCTTAAGCTCCTGGAGAACCGAAGATTCCTCTAGGGTCAGAAAAGCCGAAGCTATATCTTTCTCTAGCTTTAAATCTTACGTTACCAGTATCGAAATCACCTTCAATCGCTGTTTTAATTGGCGACCTTACAAAGTGTTTCAATCCATTAGGCGCATCAGTAATAATGAAGAATGCATCCGTGTCAGTTAAAAAGTGATTAACTCTATAACCTTGTGGAATCATTCCCATATTTAACATTGCATTGATGTCATTTTTAGCAAATGTACCATCTCCAGTACCACCTACAGTTGTTGACAATGGAGTTTTAAGAACTCTCTCAGCAGTAAATTGTAATTCTTTTGGAATAATCAATTTAACGCCTTGTAGAGCTATTTTTAAACCTCTTTCATCTACAAATGCGGCAATATCAATTAAGGATTGCTCTAATGAAGTTTCTGACAAGTCTGCTGCAGTAGATAGTTCATTTCTAAATGTACCACCAGTTGCTAATGGGTGATTAGTAGCACAAAGTTCTACTCCGTCACCACCAGTAAATGATGGATTAAATGCATTGTTAAGAATGTCAGCAGCTTGTTGTTGCTTAGTCTGTGACATTGATCTTGCTAATGCTCTTGTATATCTAGCTGCCAATCTATCATAAAGGTTATCTTCAATAGCTTCCTCAGTTATAGCAAATGCTAACGCAAATGTTTGGTGAGTATATCTTGAAGTATACGCTTCTGTAGCATCATCAAATACTACTGGAGCTCCTTCTGTTTTAATTGACGCTCCTGCAAATCCAGTTAACATTACTTCTTCTTCAAATGCTCTATCAGAAGTTTCTGTTATAAAGATTTCTGCATGCTCGTTGTCGTATCTATTATATTCCAGGCCGAATAGTGCATTCAATCCTGGCTCTAGTTCTTTGACTAGCTGCGATCGTGAAATAGCCATAATTTATTCTCCTATTATAGACCCGTACCGCCTTGGCGGTAAAAGTGATTGTTAATTCTTACCATTACAGTGATGTTTGATACAGTTACATCACTATTAGCTGGATCTTGTGAAATATCAATTGCTTGAACCACATAAGTTCCAGCAGTACCTGATTCGGATACATCTAACATTACTTGAGATATACCTGTTTTAGTACTACCTGATAAGTTTGTTACTTGGTAGTTTCTAAACAAATCAGCAACAGCAAAAACAGCATCAGCTTTTATTTCATATACTGTATCAGGTGCATCAATGACAGTTGCAATAATGTCACTAGCATTAACTGTACCTGGATAGAAATTACTGAAAGTTGGTTTTTGAGTTGTTGGATCTGTATAAAAAACTCCATTAAAAACACCCACAACCGTGGTAGTTGTTCCTGCAGTGAATCTTTCAATTCCTCCAGCAGTGACTGGTACAACCAAATCACCTTGGAAAATTGCAGTTCCATAATTTGCAGCAATTCTATATCGGTTCTGTGCGTTTATAAATGGGCTACCGTTTAGCTGTCGTGCGGGTTTAAGCCCGTACTTTTCAGTTACGTTTGCCATATTTTTTTACTCCTTGTTAGTTTTTATACAGTGGTTGACTTTTGTCAAAAAATTATGACTTTCGTCCACCACCAAAAGTTACGCGAGATTGTCTACTAATATTAATAGGCATCTCAGGTCGTTGTTCCTTCATGAGTTCACCATCAATCGCGTGTAATCTATCTTGAGTAAGTTTTCTAAAATACTCAGCGCGAGATCGTGCAATCTCAATTGGTATCCTTGCCAACACAAGGCCAGCAACCCCGATGAGACCTGCGTATTTTCCGTCATGAATGACTGGATAACTGCTAGCTCCATACTTTTTAAGTACTTCTTCGGATCTAACAAATTCCCAACCTTCTCTCATTTTCTTCGACACATTTGCAGTGTCTTGAAAACCCATTGACTCGACTCTGATCCATCTATGTACAAAGCCGTCTGGCGCAGGTGGTGCATCCAGAGATGATGGTGGTGTCCATGGTTTTATTCTTGTTTCTTTAACTTCTTCGGACACGCGTGAAGTTCTATTATCTTTTACGCTCATTTAAACCTCCTTCACGAATTTGGCGTATTCTTCTAGTGGCACCCCTAATTTTTTGGCAATAGCCACCTGTGATTTGGTGAGTCTCACAGTTCTGCGTCCTTGTTGTTTTCTTCCAGCGGAAGCAACGGTTTGGACGGGTTTCCGTTCATCAACTTTTTCAGTTGCAAATCGTTGAGGAAAATAATTCCTCATGCGATTATTTATCTCATTATAGTACTGATCACTTTCAACTTCAACTCCACTGCCAACTAGTTCTTCATGGATAGTAAAAGCGGCTTGGGTCATGATTTTATCTTCACCAAACCAAGTATTATTTTGAGCCCAGTTTCTAGCTTTTTCACTAGGTTGTGGGATAGGAGCATCCTTCTTAGACGCAGCCTGTTCAGCTTGAGCTTTTCTTTCATCCTCAAGTTGCTTGACTCTCGCTGCACGATCTGCCATTTGCAATTTAGCTTTTTCTTTTTGAACAGCTAATTGTGTAAGCTCATCGTTAGCTTCCATTATTTTGGAAGAGTCATTAGCTTCAATTGCAGCTTTTAACTTGATTTTTACTTGTTCTCTTTGTGCATCTACTCTTGCATCAAATTCTTTTAAGTATTGTTCATCAGCTGTATTGTAGCGGTTTTCATATTCAGCATATTTTTTTTGTAAACCTTTTGCATAATCAGTAGCAGCTTTTTCTCTTCTTTCTGCTTCCCTCATTTTAAAGGTTAACTTATCAATACGCTTTCGTACGTCCTCAGAAAGATTTAGAAGATTATCAACATCTGTTTTCTTTTCTTCTTTTTTAACTTCAGTCTCAACTTTAGGTTGTTCTTGAGGTTTTGTTTCTTTTGCTTGAGGCTTCTCTTCAACTTCTTCTATTTCTAATTTTTCATCCTTTTTTTCTTTTGCATGGGAAGTATAACCTAAATCAACTTCGCCAACATTTAAATTTGGTTGTTTAGGTTTACTTTCAGTTTTATCCTCTAATTGTATTTCTGTTTCTTTAGCATCGCTAAGATCCAGTTCAACTTCGGAATTTTTTTTGGTTTCTTCAGCCATGATTTATCTCCTTAGTATAAATGGAGAACATCAGATGGTTTACGAACAATACCTATAATTTCATCGTCATTTAAAATACGATGTTCACCGTATCTAGTTTTAAATCTAGATCCAGCGTATCTTCCGTACATTACAAAAACACCAACTTTACACCAATCCCCTGTTGGAAATCGTTTTTTATCTCTGTAACAAAGATCTCCCATTTTAATTACTAAACCAACGACTGTTGTCATTTGAATAGTGTCATGAGATTGTTCTGATAAAAAAACACCACCATCGGTTTTGGCTTTTCCAGAATAAGGTCTAATTAAAATTCTGTAACCTGTTGGATCAGGCAAAGAATCTAAATATTTTTTTATTCCTTCTGGGTCTGTAGGAAGTTTGATACCCTCTTGTTCGGTATCATCTGTTTTAGGAACAATAAGTTCCTTATCAGGTACTATTATCGTCATCGATACTCTCCTCTGTATTTTGCAGGTCTTTAAGATCCTGAAGCAGCACTTCTAAAGCACTGAGCTTGCCTTTAGCATACTGGAGCCTATCAATGGTGTCTATACCATAGACTATGTCTTGTTTGGTTTCTTCTATTTGTTTTTTTATAAAACTTCTAACAGATTGTA